CCTACTTATTCCGAAGCCTTGAGAGCATCAGGTGTTTTTACTGTTATGGTTAATGAATAATTTGTTGCTCCTAACCCTCCTGTCATACAAGAAATTACACCTGTTTTATTAAATGTATAAACCATTCCTGTTTTCTTGGTCCCAATATTTGTAGGATATAGCTCATAGTAAATTCCATCATCGCAGTATGTATTTAATGATGCGTCAGATGATAAAAGAGTATGTAATTCAGTCCCGAAACTCATTATGCTTTACTTATTTTAGCTAATTTTCTGCTTAGGATCTTATCAACCTCAATTCCAAAATCTTCATTGAAGAAATTGATAACACCTGTAACACTGGATAAAATTGCATTCTGTACTCTATGTTGACCAGTAATTTGTCCCCTGTTATATCCCTTTTTTGTTTGTCTAACAACAGTTCCTTTATCAAACCACCTAACAAGCACAGCATCCGGAACTCTATCACCTGATTCCCTTTTATCGATTATAACCCCAGCTTTAAACATCGTACCTCCTGCAAATTCAATACCTACCCGAGGATTAACATTTTGATGGTAAGAGCCGACAACTGGTTTTATTTGTGGTATTGTATTCCTCGAAAGAGATTTGCGTTCAACATTACGAATGATTTTGACGAGCTCCTTGTAATTAAGTGCATCGAGAGCTTCGAGTACCTCTTTTGTCCCTTCAAGCTGATATGAAATCATTTCGTTACTCATCTTCAAACATTGTGGTTATAAACTTTATACCAGCCTTATTTTCAACATCAACAATCTGATTTATTTTGTAATAGTTATCGTTGTATTTGATTCTAAACTTGTTGTTTATCAACTTTGATTTATTATTATGTCTTATTGTAAATTCTGTTGTGTATACAAGTTGTTCTCGATCATCATATTGAACTGTTCTTGTTGGTGTAAATATCCCTGCCCAAGTTTCAAGATAACTTGTCCATACCTTTGCAGGTGAACCAATAGCATCTTTAACTACATTACTTTGTTCGAACTCAATCTTTCTATTTAAAATCGTACTTAACATCTTACCATTGGATAGTTTTATATGGGAGCAATAGTCTCTTGATTACATCAGTATTCTTAAGATTTCCATACTGATATGAGTTCCTATCCATATCATACAAGTCTGCACAAGTGATTAATATTGCACTTTTGACCATATAAGGACAAGAGACATCAGTTGTATAAAACATTGATGAATCAATGAACATATTACAATACTCTACTGCTGTTGGAATTACGATGTTTTCAAGATAACTATCATCATCGAAATTATCAGGGTCAATACGTAAGTGTGTTTTTACTTCAGATAAGGATACAGGATAACTCATCTTATTGATTTATTTTATAAAAGAGGAGGAGTTTATGTCCCTCCTCTTTATATTTATTCATCAAATTAGATTAGACTGCACAAGATGTGTCAGCGCTAAAGTATTTGAATGCGTACTTGTTACGAATAACAGGTTTAGCAAATGTAAGAGTTGTTACTTTTACCTTTGCAGCGTTTGAAGTACCATCAATTACTAATTCAGGTTCACCCCAGATACCTACAACTCCATATTCGTGATTTCCGAATACTGCATTCTTGCTAGAAAGAGCATTAGAGTTGATAGCAGGTCTTCCTGCGATTGTGTTATTTAATGAGTTCCAAGCAAAGCTAATTCCACTTGAAGAAGCAGCCTTTTGTTCAAGATATACTCGAACATCATTACCAGTTACAAATGACGCTCTACCAATATTGTAATCACTCTTTGTAAGTTTAAGCATATCACCATATGATAATCCTGATGCAGTAGCGGCTACTGAACTATCAGTTGCAAGAATTGCACTAAAGTAATCAGCAACGATTTTTCTTTCGTTAGCTAAAATCATATCAGCAACAATACCATTATAAATAGCACTTGGATAATTAACAAGTGACATTTTTGTAAATGATTGTTCGCTTGAATAGGTTTGAGGCTTAAGTTCGACGTTTGCGGGTGCTGCGTTAGCAGTTGATGGGTCGCCTCCTTCAGTAGGCTTACTTGTACTAAGCTGCGCCATATAAGGAAGTTCGTGAGTTCCTGTAAGGCCAGTATAGAACTTAACACCAAGTGAGTTAAGGAGAGTAAAGTTATCACCTGTTACCATTGATAACGAATTCTCTACATTGACAGGAATAAGACCTGTTGCAGTTGCTGAAGTAATAGGGTCTGCACGATAGAACATTGAACGTTGGTTCAATACTTCCATAGGGATTTTAAGACCACCATTTTCGCCTAAGAATTCTCTTGAACGAGTACCGGTTTTGATATAATCTCTAAGAGCTTCATCAAATCTTGCAGCTACTGAAGATTCAGCTTTTCTTTCTTCTTTTTCAATAGTTTTGCCTGCAAATATTTTATTCATTTCATCTTGAGTCTTTGCTCTCTCAAGTTGTTCTTTAAGTGAAGTAACTTCTGCTTTGAGTGCTTCCCAAGCTCTTACTTCATCTTCATTCATTTCGTCCTTTTTTGTAAGGATGTCCATTTCTTCGATTTTACCACGAAGTTTGGTTTCAATTACATTGATATTCATACTTTTTTATTATTTAAGTTTTAACAAGTCGAGTTCTCGCTTGTATTTATCTGTTTTATATAATTTTGGAATAGGTTCATCATTTATGAACTCATCAAGACCTCTTACCACATTAACTTCTGTTTCAGGATAAGCGGGATGCGTTACAACTGAAATGTCAACCAGTCTTGAAATTCTCGATATTAGTCTAACGTTCTCTCCATTAGCTAACCGTTTCCATTCTTGGCCATCATTATTAAGTTGAAATGCAAATGAATTGGCATAAACATCACCTCTTTCCAACATTATATATAAATCTTTTGCCCCACTAGTTGAGTTTAAAACTGCTCGGAACCAAAGTCCCTTATCATCATCTTTTAACTCTAATGTTTTATTTGTAGTTCTAGCAAATACTTTATTCCAATCGTGATTAAATGTTAAATAGACATCATTTTCTATTACACTTCTAAATGCTCCTGGAAGTAGTATTTCTTTAAATCTTTTGCCCTTCTCTGTAAGGTATTCAGATTCCACATTGTACTTTGATGCATAACCCTCAATAATCATTCTATCTTCTTCAGAATAGGCTCTGATCTCAGATTGATCGGATGTTATGAATCGCTTTTCTAAACTCATATTTTATTGATTATTTTTATATATATCTTATTTATTCTCAGGATTTCCTGATTTTAATTTTGCCAAATATGCCTCTACTGCCATCATTTGTGATAATATATAGTGCATATCGCCTCCTTCATAAGTAGGTAAGTTCTCTAATTGAGCAATTTTATTAGGTGTTATTGCTCCAAGTCCTGCCAAGTTTTTATAGTTTTCTATTCTTGTTTTACTATCTGTAATAAGTAATGCTCCTGTTTCAAATTCAATACTATAGCCACTTTCAATTTCTTCTCTGGTTAATAGTTTTCTTTCCAATTCTCTCCTATACATCATTACAATAGGTCCAATTGTATTACTTACATAATCACTTTGCATTTCCTGTAAGTTATTATATTTCGAATATTCAATATTCCCTAACTTGTGTTGTGGAATTCCAAAATAGCTTGCAACTTGTCCGTTATTGAACTTTAAAGTCTCAATAAATTGAGCATCTGCTAAATCAAGACTGAATCTACCTAAGTCTGTAAAAGGTGGAAGAACTACTGTTTTGTTCGAATTAAGTTCGCCTGCATACTTTGTTTGAAAATCATCAAACTTTGCTTGCATTTTCTTTGGGTCAACCATATCAGGAATAGTTGTTTTAAGATATGTTGTGCCTAAGTAACCGTTTGAATATCCTTTATCAACCGCAGTTAAACTCTTATATGCAATTGATAGATTAATATCCAAATCTTTAATAGGAACTCTCCCTGTTAAACCATCACCTGAAATATTTTGAAAGTGAAGAATATCATTGCCATTGACAATAACTGAATCTTTGTCTTGATTTCGTATGATCTTATAATAAAGTTGGTTATTTTCAAGTACAGGACCGAATGTATTTGCATTAGAAAGTAACTCTAAGCCAACTATTTTACCTGCTTTTCTATGGATATAAGCATATGCATTGCCCTCATAGTTTCTTGTAAATTCAATTGCTGACCAGAACTTATATGAATCCATATAATCACTCGGTTGATTATGGATTACATAATAAATTGGGTGATCTTTTTTAATCAATCTATTCCCCTGTTCATCAGTATGAAAAACTTTAATAGGCATTCTTGCAATGTCTTGTGCAAGAATTTTTGAGCATATAATCATAGATGCAATCTTTTTACCATCATTAGTTGTATAATCAATTAAAGATGGATTTAATCGAATGTTATACAAGTGTTCGTATATTGATGGTGCATTGCCATACGTAACTTTAGTAGTTGTTCTCCAAGGGAGTATGTTATCAAATAATGCCATTATGATGAATTATTTTTATTTATATATATTTATCTTTTATCGGCATCTAAATATTCGTTTATGTTATTGCCGTGGTATTTTAAATATCCTGCTATAGCGTTTAATAGGGCAATCACGCCAT